CTCTCATCATAGGTGAATGCGCTAATATCTCTTACTCTTTGAGCAGCAGTAGATGCATAAGAAATTGTGCCCCATGCAGACTCAGGAGTAAGTCCAACATTATCGTTATCACCTTGCTGAGCGTCAACATAGTAAACCTTGGTACGAATACCAGGATAGTTCCACTCAACTTCATCAGAAGAAGATACTCTCAGGAATGTACCTTGTGTACCAATACCCTGTCTGGTAGGACCAGTCGCGTTTCTTGTGAGGATATCGCCTTTGGTGGTCAGCAGAGCAGCACTATCACCAATGGCAAATGCTTGCCACATGGTAACAGCAGTACCAGGGGTTACATTCAGGTTAGAAGAAGCAACCGAAACATAAGTAGAAGAAGAATACTCGGCAAGATCACCAATTTCATAGTATGTGCCAGAATTCCAAGTGCCCTTCCAACTTTGTCCACGAGAAATAAGAGACCATCCATTTACACCAGTATCTACAGAGGTAATAGCGAGACCAACAGGTCTGTTATTAACATCAATGAGAGTGTTGTCAGCAATATAAGTATTACCACCAAGGGTTACAGTTTCTCCTCTGGCATATGTTTGAGAAGGATCATAGACACTGGCTCCGCCAGTGCCGATACCACCCATCAACAGAGCCCACTGACTTACATTCTCAGCAGGAGCATCTGCATAAGGATTGGTTCCAATAGCTACATAAGAAGCACCCCTGTATTCTACGAGGTCTCCTCTTTCATATCTTGTAGTACCATCCCACTTTAATTTATTTTCAAATCCCTTAGCAAACGGATCAAAGTTAGATGCGGGGGGATAGAATCCATCAGATCCAATACCAGTCGGATCATGAGGAGAAGTGGAGATTCCCTGCATTGAATAGTCTGCAGGGACTTGGAAAGGAGAAGTACAACGATATGTATAGGGACCGTAAGAAACTACAGCGTTGATACCGTAGTAAGTATCTGTTGTGAACGCACCCTTGAAACTCAGACCTTCATGATAAAGATCCCAGTAAGCAGGGAAGTCGGAAGAATACCAGCTGCTTTCGATACCAATCGAAGTATGCTGAGCGGTACAGATGTAGAGGTTACCGCCTTCCTTTACGATGTCATCAAGGACATACGCTGTGCTGGGAGTCCAGTTACCAGCATTCTCCATACCTTTTGTATGGAGCGACCAGTATGCTGCGTCGGTGGGAAATCCGTTGGAAGCAGAATCTGAAGTATGGTTGCTTGTGCAAACATATGAATTGGCACCGTATCTAACGATGTCATCAATTACATATGCAGTAGAAGCAGCCCAGGCTCCACGCCAGTTAAATTTCAGTCTGCCAAGTCTAAATTCTGCCATTGTAGGTTCTCGTTAAACAGGTCCAGAGTATGAGTGGGTTCCATTGACTTGAAGGACAAAATATCCATCAGAGTCTAAGTAATAATTCAGGTTCCGCCTATCAAAGCGTATCTGTTGATATTTATCTTGCGAGTTATTGGCAAGTGCTTTTTGTTCGGTGATCTCCTCAACATAATCATTGTAATCACCAAAGTCTTCGACCTGAGTTCCATCAAGACGATATGCATCAAAAGTTTCTGTTGTTGATGCAGTGCTTACTTTGGTTAACCAAAGCATATCGTCTTCATCTCTTCTCAGAGCATATACAAAATACCCAGTCGAGTCTTTAGGACTAAAGTGAGCATTGCTTAATGTGATTGCCATTAGCTGATGATTCTCCAATAACTACCTGTCCACAAGAACATAACAGTCACACCTGAAACATCTAAGTTCACAGGTCCGTCATCAATATTGCCAATAGCATCTTTAAATTGATGCAAGGATGAGGTCAGTATAACATTATTTATACTCCAGTTTTGTCCGCCATCTCCCAGTTCAATGCTGTCCCCAGCAGACAAATTGACGATGGGCATGGTTGCATTGATCACCCCATCAGTGGTAGTCATTAAGTAGCGTTTGTTAACAACCAACTGAGTGGTAGTAGGACCAACAACTTCAGTAAAAATGGGAGTAGCACCAGTTGCTGCTTGAGCAACGGTCTCTACTTCATTGCCAACGCGGACATAGATTTTCTGGTCAACTATATTAATAGCCATTTCACCGTCTTCCAAGTCATTAAGACCAGGAATCTGACCCTGCGTTAGACTTCGTTTTGGTTTAATGCGAGTAGGCATTACGACAAAAAGAATTTGAGCTTCTTAGTATTTAGTTACTCATAAAACTCGTACAAATTAAATGCGATTGAAAACCTAGGTTCATCCGAATAATTCATACCAACTCCATGCGCAAGAGAAGCAGGAAACAAAAGCATTAATCCATCATAAGGCATGATAGAAAAGGAAGTATGTTGAATTAAAGATAGACTATGACTATCTTGATGTTGGAAATTAATGTCTCCAGAATTTTCTGGGACATTAATATAAAGCACACCGCCAAGAATAGATCCAGGATGAGTATGAATAGTATTGTACGATCCTTTGTAGTTTATATTAAACCACATGTTAGATAGTCTAGGAATACACTCAACACAAGCATCTTCGCTCTGTTTGTATACATCAACTAGATCAAGTATTCTTTCGCTCATATAGTTTAATAGAGGAGCGAAAGATTCTTCCTTATAAAAATCGTCTGGACTTTGATATCCGTTTACATTACTCCTATAGTTTTGTGGATAAACTTTTGAATAGTTTACCATCCAATCAATAAACCCATCTTTAATTTCAGAAAAGTTTTTATCATGGGATTCTGCCATGAGGTATGGAAGAATCGTATGAGATTCTATAGTCGCATAATCAATCATTTAATATAACCTTCTTCTCTCAACCACTTCTCCGTCAAAGGTGTTGGTTCATAGATCTCCCACATCTTACCAATAGAACATGCTTGTAGTGCTTTCATGGTCATGCCTTCTGTCTTACCTGCCCATGTTGCTTCTGCTTCAAACGGTACAGCAGATTTTGGATAAGTCTTTTCTACAATCTCACGCCAGAGAGGAGGAACCATTTCCTCTGGATGAATAAGAGCAATCAAACTATTGTTGATAGTTCCTGCCATACAATCCTGGGCAGCATGCCATCCTTCATGCCTCATTACACTCATCAGTGTAGAGTAACGCTTAACCAATGTAGCATTGAGGAAGAAGTTATTACTGACAGTATGATACACACCACGATGACCAGGAGGAAAGTATTTCTCTGGGGCAATGTAAACTTTGACACCAACCTTGCCCAATGCTGTCATCATCTCATTGAACTCAGTCCTGACAGGTTCAAGCATCTCATGCTTGGCATAGTATTTGGCAATGTCTCTTGCCTTTTTAATCTCCACGACGCCATCTGTACATTCACGCACGAGCATACAACCCATGGCATCCATCGTATACCAACCTTTAGTCGGTTCCGCAGCTGCCGACAAAGGAGTTAGTGCCATCATCATGGCAAGGAGAAGTTTTTTCATACTCTGAAATGAATGAGTTCTGATTCTGGTAGAGATTGTTGAACAGCGATTTCTTGTCCACCAATAGTAATTTTTGCTGGAGGAAGACCTTGTTGTCCAGGAAGTTGTTTGTCTGTTGTTGCTGAAACAGTAATGACTTGATCCATAATAAACTTCTGCTTCCTATAAGTCCTTTCGGTAGGACGCAATTCACAAAGCATTTTGGCATCACTCTCATCACCACAGTGAGCGATGACTTTACCAGTACTATATTCAACGACTACCCAATAATCAAACATAAAAAAGAAGGGTATATACCCTTCTAATTATAACAGATAAAGATAGTGTCTGCAATATCTTATCCGAAATACATTACGGAAAGAGTGAAGACAACGAAAATGATGACTGTAAAGATCATCAAACCTACACCTGCCCAGGTAATCCAGTTAGGCATAGGTTCATATGGTCTGTTGTTAGACATCAGAGAGCGTTGCCACGAGGTAGAACTTCTTCTGGGAAGATAAAGTTCTCATGTGGTTGGTCAACAGATGCCATCCAGTTACGAAGACCTTCATTCAAGAGAATGTTCTTGGTATAGAATGTCTCGAACTCTGGATCTTCTGCTGCTCTGATTTCTTGTGATACGAAGTCATAAGCACGGAGATTGAGAGCGAGACCAATGATACCAATAGAACTAACCCAAAGACCCATGACGGGTACAAAAAGCATAAAGAAGTGAAGCCAACGCTTATTACTAAAGGCAATGCCGAATATCTGTGACCAGAAACGGTTAGCAGTAACCATCGAATAGGTTTCTTCTTCTTGAGTTGTATCAAATGCTTTAAAAGTGTTTGCCTGATCACTGTCCTCATACAAAGTATTCTCTACTGTAACACCATGAATGGCAGAAAGCAATGCTCCACCAAGGATACCTGCTACGCCCATCATATGAAAAGGATTCAGGGTCCAGTTGTGGAATCCTTGGAGGAAGAGCAGGAACCTGAAGATTGCTGCGACCCCGAAGGAGGGGGCAAAGAACCAGCTGCTTTGACCGAGGGGATAGATAAGGAAAACGCTAACGAAGACAGCAATAGGACCAGAGAAAGCAATAGCATTGTAAGGACGAATTCCAACGAGACGGGCAATTTCAAACTGCCGAAGCATAAAACCTATGAGAGCAAAGGCTCCGTGGAGCGCCACAAAAGGCCAGAGTCCCCCAAGTTGGCACCAGCGGACGAAATCTCCCTGAGACTCAGGACCCCAAAGTAGAAGAAGAGAATGACCCATAGCGTCAGCAGGGCTTGACACAGCTGCTGTAAGGAAATTGCAGCCCTCAAGGTAAGAAGACGCAATCCCGTGGGTATACCAGCTTGTAACAAACGCCGTGCCAGTAAGCCAGCCACCAATTGCAAGATAAGCAGTGGGAAAAAGTAGTAATCCAGACCAACCCACAAAGACAAAGCGATCCCTTTTAAGCCAGTCATCGAGGACATCGAACCACCCCCTCTGCGGAATTGTTAGTGTACTTGTTGTCATTAGTTTTAACCTTTGAATCTTTTAACCAGTATAACTGAGGGTAAGTATCCATAATTATTTCCCTCAATTTGTATGGAGTATCTGTACTAATCATTGGAGAAAAAAAGGGGACCGATCGGCCCCCTAGTTGTTTTCTTAATAAACGGTGTTTATTATGAATCCGAGTATCAACCGATAGCAGGTGCTTGGAGTGCCACAGGAGTGGACTCAGCAGCAGCAAGGTCAAGAGGGAAGTTGTGAGCATTACGCTCGTGCATGACTTCCATACCCAGACCAGCACGATTGAGAACATCTGCCCAAGTGTTGATCACTTTACCCTGACTATCAACGATAGACTGGTTGAAGTTGAAACCGTTCAGGTTAAAAGCCATAGTGCTGACACCAAGAGCAGTAAACCAGATACCGACCACTGGCCAAGCAGCAAGGAAGAAGTGAAGAGAACGAGAATTATTAAAGGAAGCATACTGGAAGATCAGACGACCAAAGTATCCATGAGCAGCAACAATGTTATAGGTCTCTTCTTCTTGACCGAACTTGTAACCATAGTTCTGAGACTCATTCTCGGTGGTTTCACGAACCAGCGAGGAAGTAACCAGAGAACCGTGCATTGCACTGAACAGAGAACCACCGAAGACACCAGCAACTCCAAGCATGTGGAAGGGGTGCATCAGAATGTTGTGCTCTGCTTGGAAGACAAGCATGTAGTTGAAAGTACCACTGATACCCAGGGGCATCGCATCAGAGAAAGAACCTTGACCGAAAGGATAGACCAGGAATACAGCAGAAGCAGCAGCAACAGGAGCACTGTAAGCAACGCAGATCCAAGGACGCATACCCAGACGATAGGACAGTTCCCACTCACGACCCATGTAGGCATAGATGCCGATCAGGAAGTGGAAGACAACCAGTTGGAAAGGACCACCATTGTAAAGCCATTCATCAAGGGATGCGGCTTCCCAAATGGGATAGAAGTGAAGTCCAATTGCGTTAGAAGAGGGGATAACAGCACCAGAGATGATGTTGTTACCATACATCAGCGAACCAGCAACGGGTTCACGGATTCCATCGATATCGACGGGAGGTGCCGCGATGAATGCGACGATGAAACAAATGGTAGCGGCAAGGAGGCAAGGAATCATGAGGACTCCGAACCAACCAACATACAGACGATTGTCAGTGCTGGTGACCCATTCGCAGAATTGTTCCCAAGCAGTATTCGATTGTTGTTTTTGTGAAAGTGTAGCAGTCATTGTTAGTAGACAGATAGTAAGACCATCAGGGAAATGGTGGAGATACTATGCTCCCCGCACCCTTAGCGGGGATATGAGAGACGGATTTGTGACCCAGCCTAGTCTCGGTCAAGCGGCAGGGAAGTAATGTTGCGAATCCTTAAAGGTCCGTTACATTTGTTTACTTATTTATTGTAGCATCCAGGTTAGAGACCTGTCAAGGGATGTACATTGTCAATCCAGTTACGGAAATAGGTGGTGTACCAATGACCATAAGTAGGTGTATCGTCATTGATCAGTTCAAGTCTTGACTTAGACTTTGCATCAGTGATGAAATCGAAGAACCGCTGATCATAAGAATGAGAGCGACTCATCTCCTCCGCTGCTGACCAGAACATTGTAGCATACTTAGACCCGTTAGCGTAATGCCAGAGGATGAAATTCTGTACCTCTTCGACATCTGTCACAAGCTCTTGGAGGATCGACCTCTTTGATCTTCCATCAAAGATCCATTGGCAAACTAAAGAAGTCCAACGATAGTATGTTTCAACCGAACTCGCTTCTAATGGTTCGATAAACAACAACCTATTACCATTCAAGATAACCTTATCATTTTGAATTGGTTTCCTGGCAAGATAGTTATTGAAATGCAAAGTATCGGTCGGAGTAACACCAAACATTTTTTGTATGTTTACTTTTGCTTCTTCATTGGAAGTGTATTTGTTGTTGTACAAATATCCATACGAAGTAAATCCTTTGTTGGGTATGCCGAAGCACCACCCGTCTGGAGTAGCAATACAACGAGTCCAGTGCTGATCAGGATCTCTGTAACTGTCCCGACCTAAGACAACACTGTTCAAAGGATTCTTAAGGATGTTGTAATAAGAAAAATCTTTAGGAGTTCCTCTACAGTCAAAGACATAATCGCAATCCAATTCATTGCAATCATCAACATGTCTTTCTATAAATTTACATACCTTCTTTGCAATCATACACTCTCTCAGTTTGTCTGGAGAGTAGTGTATTGCCATGTAATCCATGGGAAATGGGTTGAAGAACTTATCTTTCTTCTTTCCCCATCCCTCATACAAAATTCCTGATTTAAATGTGGCGTCGATCTCATTGTTATACCAATCGACACCAAGAATCTCATGAATAAGACCGACAAAGTTTACTAAAGATCCCTGTCCTACTTTCTCAATAGGAATCTTAGGATCGTAATAAACTTCAATCTCTACATCTTGACCGTAAGTTTCTCTAATCAAAAATAGGGCAACGACTAAACCGCCGTTGCCCCCACCAACAACACCAATTTTCATTGAGAATACTCTTTTAACACATCAAGAACTTTGTTCAAAGCATCATGAGCTCCATCATGCCAGTCACCATTCTTAGCGTAATGCTGTCCATTATAGAGTTCATTCTTTAATCTGTAAACTCTATACAAGAGATCATTCTTTGTCACGATACTTCTAGGCATAATTAAGGAAGGGGGAGAGCAGGACCAGTTACTTTAGGCATCTCTGGCATAGCACCACTGATCATGCCAGGGAGTGCTTCTGTTACTGATGCTGTGACTTGCTCGATTGCTTGCTTCTTTGCTGCTTCAATCATAGCATCCTTATTGAGGAGCACATATGCGCTACCACCAATGAGGGCAGCAGAAGTAAGACCAGAAAGCAGTGCAATAACATTGATTAGTTTTTGCATCATGCTATTAGAAAGGGACACCTTATATAGGTGTCCCAAATATTACTCTTCGTCTTCTTCTTCGAGACCCAAATGTTCTTTGATCCTCTTATAAACATTCAGAGGAGTTGATTCTTCATAAGGATCTCCCACATAATTGTGTGATAGACCTTCTTCATCGAACATCAGTTCAATCTCACCGTCAACAACATAAGCAGCATAACGCCAAGAACGATTACCGAATCCGATGTTAGTTTTCTTAACGAGCATGCCAATGCCATCGGCAAGTTCAGCATTCCCGTCAGGAATCATTTCAACTTTAGTAATCTCAAGAGACTTTGCCCATGCTTCCATCACATAGTCGTCGTTAACACTGGTGCAATAGATTGCATCAATACCAAGATCCTTGACGAACTTATCGTAGAGATCTTCATATGCGGGAAGCATTTCGTTGGTGCAGGTAGGAGTAAATGCACCAGGAAGTCCGAACAGAATTACTTTCTTTCCAGCAAAGTAATCTGCAGTATCAACGATTTGATACTTCTCCATCTCACCATTCTCATCAGGAACAGGAGATCCTTGAAGGTGGAATCTTGCGTGGGGAATTCTCATATCACCAAATGCCAGGAATCAGTTGACCAGTTGTAATGTAAGCACCGACACCAGCAACGAAACCAATCATTGCCAGGCGAGCATTGAGGATCTCTGCCTCAGGAGTAAAGAGTTTTTTCATAGTGCTTGTGGAGTTTAGGAACAAGATATGGACGGGAGAAAACTTGTTTAAGGGACATAGTTTTCAATTCTTCTTTTTGTTCTGGGGATAGAGAACCCCAACGAAGACGAGCCAGAATATTCTTAAGCATTATATGGATGTTTTTGTTTCAGATTAGGATCAGGAATACTGTCTACTTTTTCTCTGGCAGGTTTGATGACAATGAACTTATCATTCTTGAGAGTGCCAGCAATCTGAACCTGAAGTTGATCTTCAGAAGACCATGCACCAGAATCAACTAATTTTTCTAAAGCGATTGCTAGTTGTCCAAGCATGTCAGCGGTAACGCTATTGACTGGGACAGAAGCAGATGGAGCGAATGACTTCACAGGTTTTCTTCCTGCTCAGTAAGAATCACACAGTCGCTGGTGGGATATGCCACACAGGTAAGCACCCAACCTTCAGCGATTTGATCATCGTCAAGGAAGGATTGCTCTTCGTTATCTACGGTGCCAGAGATGAGTTTCCCTGCACAAGCACTACAAGCGCCTGCTTTGCACGACGAAGGGAGGTCAACGCCTGCCTCTTCTGCTGCTTCAAGAATGTACTGATCTTCAGGACATTCGATTTTAGTCTCAGTTCCATCAGGAGATTGGAGAGTAACGCTGTAAATGGTCATCAGTAAGTGTCGCAAACTTTTTCAACGGATGCTGCCAGGAGAACGAACCAGGCAACAGATACCATTGTAAAGAAAACTGAAGTCATTGTCAAATCCATTGTCAGAAAATGCCAAAAAAGAGTTTACCAGTAGCGAGGTAAGATACAGCACCAAAGATGATGCCCATCATTGCCCAACGACCATTATACATCTCCGTGGTCTGCATAGGGGTCAGCAGTCCCTTACGGTTGTACTCTTGATAAACCATCTCGGGCTCCTTTGCCCACATATTCATCTGTCCGTTTTCATTAGTAGTTACGGTCATGATCTGTTTGTAAAGATTTACAACATTATATAGCAAAAAGAAAGGGGTGTCAAGCACCCCTTGTTATTGTATCCTGACAGACTAAGTATTAATACTTAGCGTTTATAGTTTGGATTTTTTCTAAGAAAATTTCTGACATAAGAGTCAGAATCTATATCCATTTTGTAGTGGGCATGAAGGTGTACTCCTTCTATCACTACAAATGTTGTTAATAGAAAGAGTACAGCCCACTTCATTTATCAGAAGGTGAACTTCAGACCAGCCTTAGTGCCGTAGGAACGATCAACACCAGCAACGCCGCTGCCCAGGAAGGAAACTTCGCCGTAAGCAGACAGTTGCTCGGTCAGACCAGCGGAAAGACCAGCCTTACCAGAGGGAACGGTGTCAGAAGCACCGCCGTCAGGAGCAACGATGGTAGCACCAGCTTGGACATACCAACCAGCGGATTCGCCCAGAGCGCCTTCGTAGCCAACATGGGTGTCAATGTTGGTGCCAGAGTAGTTGGAACCAGTGAAACCAGAGTTGGCTTCGACATTCACATAAGGACCTGCCATAGCAGCGCCAGCGAAAAGGGGAGCAGCAGCCAGAGCTGCGATAGTGGACTTAAGCATTTGAAAAAACCTCGTTAAAATTTACTTGCGGAGTGATTACCCGCAGATGATGGATCGGATTCGACTTCCCGATCGCATTTAAAGATTATAGCACAGAATGGAGCGCGAGTAGTTGAGGCGGTCATTCCATGAACTGTCACATGTGACAGTTGTAATATTTATACATATTACTTCCCTTCAAAACCAGGGGGTAACCGACCAAGGTAAGGATTGAGATCGAAGAACTGATTCCAATCTTCAACCATGTTAGCATCGTTCCTCCAGAAATTCCAAAGGGCATCATGACAATTACGATGGAACACATCGATATGCATGTCATGAATGTCTGACCCAAGAGCAATCTTATACATTAAGATTGGCATGGCATAGGTCAGACCACTGTTGTAGAGAAGATCATCAGCAACAGCGCGTGGTTTAATTCTACCATCTAGTTTGTACTTCCCATTCTTAGTATAAAGATCGAGAAGTTTATGACCATACCTGCGATTAATGACATAGGCAGCTGTTGAAAAGTCATTTACGAAGCGATAATGCATCTGCATGACAGGCATCGCAGGGTTGATGATTGCAATCTGGAGACAATCCCATGCAGCAGGTGCATGGCGAAAGAAATCTTTCCAAGAAAATGGCCAATGCTTGACCACTTCTAGATCGCAATCATCTTCCATCATTATAGCATAATCATCAGTGGAAGTTTCCAACCAATGTTGAATTGCTTTGAGGTGAGAAGTTACACAACCAATCTCACCCGATGACATATTGTCTGGATATTTACCAGCAATAATATCACTCAGGTCATCATGACGACCGTCATAGGCAGAGATCCTAGTATGTTTTTCAATTTGCCAATATGCAAATTGATCTTCCATAAACTTACGACGATCTGTTTTATCGTCTAAGTTCAACCAATAGATATGAGGAATGTCTTTGAGTTTTGGTGCAGATTTATTTTTGTCCATGCTTAGCAATCACTTCGTTCACATTAGGTAGGTAATGGTTTTGCAGGACATTAGTCCAATCAAACTCTTTAGCATACTCTAGGATCTCTTCCCGATGGGAGACTGAATACTCCCTGTTCTTGATTATAGCATACTCAACATATTCCACATCATCAATCTTTGATTCTGGAATAACTGTAATAAACTCACGATCAAGATCCAGGTTTGCTGTAGCAAACTCACTGACCACAACACCGAGACCAGAAGCAAATGCTTCCATGATAACCAGAGAGTGTGCCTCACCATCAGACAGGAGCACAAGGTTACCATAGTCAGTCAGATAGTCATGGAGATATTCTTTCTTCCATTCACCGAGATAGTTTTTGTTAGCATTGAACCTCTTGTCAGCAATGTTACCAGCAAAGAACAGACTGTCGATGGACTGGAACTTATGCTGACGCTTACGGTAGTCAATCTTGGCAAGGTAGATACTACGGTCAGGGAACTCTGGTTCATCCGTGGTGCGGAAGAGATCTAGGTTTACACCATTAGGAACGATAGCAAGTTTCTCTTCTGGGATATCACCAAAGAATTGATACGCTTTCTTGATGCCTTCGGAGAGGCAGAAGACATTCGGTTTAGTCCGTTGGAAGTGACCGAAGATCTGCCCATACCCATTCATCTTGTCTGGGCGTTCGATGTAGGCAAAGTGGGTGGTACACGCACAAGGATATTGCACATAAGGATAGAGAACAACCCAGTCGTCATAATGAATATGCACGAAATCAGGGCGAAACGCATTGATTCTCTTGATGATCTCTCTAGGATCTGAGACATTGATGATGTCAACTTCATGACCTAACTTCTCCAAGGTAAGTTTGTAGTCCCAGATAAGACTCTCTACTGCTCCCCAACCTACGGGAGGGATAGGAGTGGCGGGACCAACGATAGAGAATCTCATAGTAACGACTGCAACTTCGGAATGTATTCATAAGCAAGAATGTTTTCAAGACCGAATTCGTAAATGCCGTATTCTCTGATCTCTTTTCTATGCTGCTTAGATACTTTTTTATTGTTCTCGATTGTCTCAAGAACATATTCAAGGTTATTTATTTTGCTTTCTGGGATTACATCAATCCAAGGTTTAGAAGTGTCAAGTTCAGGAGCAACTGCTTCCGAACAAACAACACCAAGTCCACAAATCAATCCCTCTTTAATAACAAGAGGAGTGGTATTCTCAACTTCACTCAAGAGAGCAATGTTTGAATAGCAAGTAATGTACTCATTGAGTTTTTCTCTAACGACTTCTCCCTTATAGTTCTTATTCCTCTTATCAAACTTACCACCAAACTCCATGCGACCCATAAAGTCAACGCTATCAATTTTCTCTAGGAGATACTGACGCTTACGGTCTACAATCTGAGAGAAGCAAAGAGTTCTATCCCAACTAGCAAACTCATCAAACTTATAAGGTTCGGGGCGAACTCCTAGTTTACTCAACCAGACACGATTAGGATTAGCACCAAGACTAATCCAGGTATCAATATCTTTCTGAGATGAACAGAAAATATGATGCTTTCTATTAGCAGCAATTTTTTGAGCGATGGGTCCATAACCATCTCTACCCCACATATGTGGAGTATTAACATATGGATAATGACTAGAGACGATCAGTGCTCCGCATAAAGGAGCCAGGTCATCAATGATGTCATGGAAAACATCATAATGAAGGTGAACAATGTCATACTTTCCGTGAGCAACTTCAAATTTGATTAGTTCCCTGTCGGGAGTGTTAATGATTTCAACACGATGACCCAAGTCTCTAAGGATCATGGTGTAATCCCAGATAAGCATCTCTACAGCACCCCACCCATCAGGCGGAATCTGCATAATGCCAGGACCAATCAAAGCAATTTTCATCTGTAAGTCTCCCAATACATCGTCTCTTTAATTTGATTAACAAATCCAGGGCTATGTGCAATAAGTGATGGAATGTTTTGGTATGCTGCATGGAAGGCAAACACTTTTTCGTATTCATCTTCCTGAGGATTCTTACCATACCAAATACCATCAACAAGTTTCATGTCTTGTTGAGTTGCCGCAGCACAATGATTGAATGCACCGTTAGTAAATTTATATCCGCCAACTTCGTTCATGGCAAGACAGAGAACAAGCTCGTCTGTGACACCATCATGCAATCCACCATCACCAAAGATGTCATTAAAGATTTCCATGTAACGAGTAAACAAATTATCATGCTTACCCTTCTGAAAAAGGAATGCTCCCGACGCAGCATAGTCATAGGTACTAAGATCCTCTGGAAAATATTTTCCAAGTCCAGTCTTATCTACTTGAACTTTACGGATATAATCTTCTAGGGTAGGCACCCACCAGTGACGGGCAATCAAGAAATCATCTTGTGCCTCTTCAATCAATTGATCAACACGATCATTGACAACTACACAATCGGTATCAAGATAGATGCAGTAGTCAGTTTCTACATGCTTGAAGACATTATAACGCTCCGCCCAAATGTGTGGTTGAAACCAGTTACGATCATCCTCATTACGAATAGCATCAGCATTTGCCTTGACAATCTTTACTTTAGGATCATCGATATCCAACCGATCATCCATATCAAGGATAACAATTTCATGATCTTGTTCGATCCTCTCAAGGGATTCACAAGCCCTCATCAAATTCTTATAGTAACTATCATCGCCACCAACGATGAATCCAAAACTCAGTTTAGTCATAGTAATTTAAGAAGTCCGTTGATACGATTGACATAAGTATGATGCTCTCTAGTATGACGCATCTGTCTAAGAATGAGTTCTTTGTCGTCTTTATTACGAAGACCTTCTTCAAACAACTCTAAAATATTCTCCCTACAAATAACATCAGGACCAGCAAACTCTGCTAGTTTGGGGGAGTTTGTAAGTCCAAGATTACCATAACTCATAGTCTTGAATACTCTACAAGTTTTAGTTCCCCACAATTTATGAGTTTCATTTCTAAGGTCGGGAGAAAGAAAAGATTTCTGCATCAATCCTCTCATGACTTCACCATCAATAGGGTTAGTCCAAGGGTTAGACCATACAGTATCCACACCAATTTTAGCACATAACTGAGCAAACTCTTTAATAAGATGTGCGTTCATAAATCTACCATCGGGAGAAATACTACCGATAAAATAGAAAGTATTCTCTCTCTGGATGTTTACCCAGTCTTCATTAAATTCTTCTGGAAGAATATCAGTTGCCCACGCTAAGTAAGAGATATCATATCCTTTTTCCTTTGACATGGCACGATCAACACATACGCCAGTGTCCAGTTCTTCAAACTGGGTGACATCGTGATCGAATTCATAGTTATCATTATCCATCTTATCTTGATGGTAACGCATGTCAATCAGTTTCTTGACATTGCCAAGATACTTCTCAGGATTCACACATACATGCACATAATATGTGCTGTTCTTCCTCAAAGGAATATTTTTATCAGCATACCCTTCTGTAAAGAACACGCAGTCATCATAATCAAAGTCTTCAGGATACTCATTGTCATGGAACCAAAAGACTTCGTGACCTGCTCTCTCTAATGCTTTTTGAAATCCTTCATGCACATATGAATATGTGTCAGAGTGAAGAGGATATCCCCAGAGAACACAACGCATCAGACTCTCCCCAGCATGTAATCTTCTGCTTTCTTAGTTTCTCCAGTCACACACTTCATAGCATCGATAGTATGAGAAGGGACAAGATCAGGATGAGCCCACCAATCTTCGAAAGGATGCTGATCGTCAACGGAAATATTGTCAGCAATAAGAACATAACCGAATGACTCAAGATACTCACGAGAAGCATCACGGACTTCAGGACCATCGTTGTAAGAGTCATGCTCGAAGGTGATGGTGGCGAACTTATACTTATTAAGATCGATACGCTTCAGTGCCTCAAAGGTAACAGAAGAAGGTTCACAATCTACCTGAAGGTAATCAAAGGTAGGACCAAGACCAACTTCCTCAAACAGTTCATCGAAGTCAGCAGTAGTTGCATCACCTACAGCAACCTTTGCTCTACGATGTTTGTTATAAAGATCAGACTCATGTTCTTTAATTTCAAATCCAATACCATCCCATTCAAAACGAGACTCAAGCAGAGCAGTATTGTTAGAAATAATAGGATGACCAGATCCAATCTCAACGAATGTTCCCCTCGGTCTTCCATCAGTCATACACAGGACAAACATATCCTGATAACACTGAGAAAAATTCTGATGACTTACCAGTTCAAGTCCAGGGAATTTATAACGGATTTCACTTGCTTTTTCAGCAGTGTAAAAGGTTGGCATTTGCCAGGCATTAGGGTCGCTCATACTTGATAAGATGAATTATCTTTGGCTAGGTGAATAATTTTTTGCTCGTAAGGATAGTTTGGAAAACATTCGGGGAATGCATAGTCAGGAGGTAGAGCATTAACCTCATCCTGATTTTCAATAAAGAATCTATTCAAATGACTCTCATCATGCCATAAGGCAATTATACCATTTTCATAGTCTTTGTCAACTCTATCTCTCAAGAGTTTCATCATAGGAATTACAGACTCAATCCTACCTCCCCATAGACATCCTTGATAGTAAGACTGTTGTTCTCCAGTCACACATGCTTCAGATTCAAGACGCCGCTCAAAGGTCCCAGTTCCAGTATTGTAATGGCATGGATGATGGACAGCAATATAATCTTTGCCGAACTTGAAGAATTCTTCAGGAGAAATTTCCTGATTGACTTTCATATCAGCATCAAGGAATAACAACCAATCGTGCTCCTCCAACTCTTCTTGTGCTAACAAGATCGTATGGAACCTCTCTAAGGTAATAGAGGGCCATTCTTTATGAGGAATTTTCAGGACTGTTATATGGTCAGGTAATGCATCCCCTACAATTTCACCATCGGTAAAGATAAAGTATTGCTTACGAAGTTCGGGAAACAAATATTTTTCACAAGACTCATAGTATCCAGGAAAAAAATTAAGATACTTATTAGTACCAATAAAAATTATTGCAACTGTTGCATTTTTCATACCACTTCCCAACCTTCGCAATACAGATCTTTAGTGTCATTGATTTGATTCAGAGGAGGACCAAACCATTTAGATGGTGCGACTACTCTCTTGTTCGGATTAGTGCAGAGCCATGCTCCCCACCAACTAAAAGAACTATTAGCAATAATAAAATCACTGCAGAGAGACATCATACAAAGATCAAGATACTGATCATTTGTTTCGGAAACTAAGAACCTGTCGTTATCGAACATTTCTTCTTGGAGGCACCACTCTGGATCATCAGAGAAAATAATCACTTCACGATTAGAGTCGAACCTTGCCAACGCTTCCTTATAGTAATTTATATCACAAATAGGATGGTGAGAATAATTGGCGTAGTCAGTACGACGAACATGTAATGCAATGGGATTAGTGACATCCGTAATCATCTTCTTACATGGTTCCAGATACTCATCCTTGAATTTAAAGTCAAGGAGAAGATCTTCTCTAATGTGCTTGAAGTATTTTTCTGACTGGAAGAAACCAAATATACTTACAAAGTCTGGACAATTGTTAAAGAGATTCTCATCAAACTCAAAAGACTCTTCCCTGACAATGGGACGATCTTGATCAATAGACTGAACCTGAAGAGCACTTAAACTTGAAAGTTCAAAGGGAACAAACAGTTGATGCTCATTCCATTCATCTGCTTTGTTCTTATAATTTGATGGGGGAACACAGTAGTTGAACCCCCGATTAGCAGCGATACCCTTTACAGCAGCATACTGAAACATTTGATTGGCAAGACGCTCTTTCATCTTGCCGACATAGTTAATACCAATCATCTCGTTTGAATATCAGTGTTTTCAATAAACCACTTATAGGTTTCGCGTAGACCATCTTGAAGATTGTACTTTGGTTTCCAACCTTTATCTAAAAGTTTGGAGTAATCAAGAGGACGCTTGGGAGTGCCATCAGGTTTAGAAGTATCCCACTCAATTTTCCCTGTGTACCCAGTTACATTAGCGACCATGTTAGCAAGTTCTGCAATGGTCACATCTTCACCAGATCCAACATTCAACAACTCTGCAGACTCGTAGTTCTCCATAGCGAAGAGACATGCGTCTGCAAGGTCATCAACATAGAGAAACTCACGACGAGGGGTGCCTGTGCCCCAGCAGGTCACTGGAGCGTCTCCTACGGTCCAGTTGTTGAACTTCTGGAGCATAGCAGGGATCACATGCCCGTTCATGGGGTGGAAGTTATCGTTAGGACCATACAGATTGGCAGGCATCAGGGAGACACCCTTGAACCCGTACTGCTTGTAGTAAGACCTCAGCATGTAGATGCCATGGATCTTAGCAAGAGCATACGCATCGTTGGTAGGCTCCAGTTCTCCAGACATCAGAGACTCTTCCTTTACAGGAGTCGGTGCAAACTTAGGGTAGATACATACGCTTCCAAGGAAAAGAAACTTTTGTACACCATGCTTCCAGGCATAGTGAATAAGGTTGGTTTGGATCTGAGTGTTCTGGTAGATAAACTCTGCCGAGTAAGTATCATTGGCATGGATACCACCGACACGAGCAGCAGCATCAAACACATAGTCGATACCTTCAGACCTGAAGAACTTTTCGACAGCAAACTGATCCATAAGATCAAGCTCCTGCCGAGTTCTAGTAATGATGTTCTCATAACCTTCTTCTTGAAGACGGCGAACAATGGCAGATCCAACTAAACCACGATGACCAGCGACAAAAATTCTTGCGTGTTTCTGCATTGTTCTCAGTTTCATGGAATAATTACGACTTCAGGTTCGGGAAGTGGGAATAAGAACCGACGACCTTTAAACTTTTCATTCTTCAGGAAGAAATCTCTAAAGTGCCAGGGAAGAACAATATGAAGATCATATTCTTTTTCCAGCACACTCTCTTCGCTAGTAATAGGAATCCAAGTTCCAGGTGTAAAGGATCCGTCTTTGTCAGGATTAACATCACCAACAGCGGCAACATCTTTAGGACCAATCTCCCAGGTTTGCAGCGTTACATTTCCTTTAGTGCTGGCACCAAGGGCACAGATCTTAGAACCATTACGACGATAGAAGTCCATGATTTCCCAGAACTGTTTCTTACAGGCATTAATACGCTCTGCAAAAGCTTCCCAAGGTTCAACGGTATCCAGTTTGTCTTCCAACTCTGAGGCAATAAGAGCAGTAAGTTTTACTGTACATTCCTTACGCTCACTGTTGGTAGAAGGAGTTACTACTACAGAGATACTACCACCATTAACATCATTGAATTCAAAATCAACAATCTTGAATCCAGACTTATCCATGATGTACTTGAGTTGTCTCATACCATAGTAGGAGAGATGCTCATGACATACTGTGTCAAACGAATTGACCCGCAGCATCGTTGGCATATAACTTTGCTCAAGCACCCAGATTCCGCGAGGATCAAGGATGTCATGGACCTGGCGGGCAAACTCGCAGGGATCTTCAAGGTCATAGAACATCGAGAACGATGTAACTACCTTTGCTTTCTGCTTACCGAACCGCTCACGATAAACATCGGAAGAGAAGAAGTCGGCAATATAATTTACATTCTCAGGAATGTAATCTCTAAACTTTTTCGAGGTGGGATCAATGCTCATGAGTTGCAGATCATGGGGGAAGAACCCCAAGAAGGTGCCATCATTACCTGCAATATCAATTACGATATCGCCAGAGTTAAACTTGACATCACGCATAATCTTCTCTGCCTTTCCACGCAGGTGACGAACCATGCTACCGTTCAGACCAGAACGATAACCATACTCTTCACCATACATGGTAGGAAGATCAAAGGTATGTTCTAGTTGAACATGACCACATCCACCTTTAGACTCGTCACACTTGACGAGAGTGAGAGGACCTTTGTACATGTCCTCATCGATCTCTTTGGGAAAAATGCCAGAAAGATATTGATCACCAAGATCCAAGACTGTGATCAGGTGTTCATTACCACATACTCTGCACTTTTCAATTCTGTGAAATTTACTCATTGTCCGTTAATACACATGTCTTCTACAAGATCTTGGAAACTATATTCTGGTTCCCATCCTAGCACAGTTTTTGCTTTTGTTGCATCCCCAAGTAGTTGCTCTACTTCTGTTGGGCGGTAGTATTTAGGGTCTACGCGAACGATCACTCTGTTGAGATTCTTACAGAATCCAACTTCATCAAGACCCTCTCCACGCCACTCAATATTGAATCCAAAGTAAGATGCAGATTCGTTAACAAACTCACGAACACTACGCATCTCACCTGTAGCAAGAACAAAATCATCAGGAGTTTCGTGCTGAACAATCATCCACATACCACGAACATAATCTAATGCATGTCCCCAATCACGCTGAGCATCCAGATTGCCTAGTTCTAGGACATCTTGGAGTCCACTAGAGATGCGTGAGAGTCCTCTCGTGATCTTACGGGTAACGAAGGTTTCACCTCTCCGTGGGGACTCATGATTGAAAAGTATGCCATTGCTAGCATGGATACCATACGCTTCACGATAGTTCTTAACAATCCAATATGCATACATCTTTGCTACACCATATGGTGAGCGAGGATAGAAAGGAGTGGTCTCTTTCTGAGGGACCTCTTGAACAAGTCCATACAGTTCGCTTGTGGATGCCTGATAGAACTTACAAGGATGTTCCAATAAACGAATAGCCTCTAGGAGACGCAGGGTTCCTAGAGCATCAACTTCTCCCGTATACTCAGGCATATCAAAAGACACCTTTACATGACTCATGGCAGCAAGGTTATACACCTCAGTAGGTTTGATCTTTTGAATCAAACTCATGAGGTTACCTGCATCAGTCATGTCTCCATAATGTTTATGGATTTTATTATAGATGTGATCAATACGATGCGTATTAATTAAAGAAGAACGGCGTACAATGCCGTGAACTTCATACCCCTTTTGGAGAAGAAATTCGGCAAGGTACGAACCGTCCTGTCCTGTTATTCCTGTAATTAATGCTCTCATTTAAACGATTTTGATATGATCTTCAGACATCAAATCTGCTGAAGACTTGTCTGCAATATTACGAAGACCCAAATAGTGACGCCAAAGTTCTGACAGCGTATTGGTCTCTTCGTCGTTATTTAGTGCAGCGATCAAAGCGTCTTTGACTGCATCAGCAGCGTTTTGATAATCAGTGTAAGTCATAATTAATCGTACTTGCGATAGGCACCCACTTCGGGGTCAGGGTCTAACCATTTGGTGTATTCTTTGTCTTCGATAGCAAGATGAAGTTGCATCTCATTATCGCAAAGATACATGTCATTGTAACGCTTGGTCCATTCGTGATACTTTTGAATGCGGCAATCAGGTTTACCGTTGATTTCTAAAGTACCACAGGTTACATAACGGTAAGGATACCGCTCAAGAATCACATTCGGTTTCATCGATAACACCTTCTTCAAGGAGATCAGCATAGAGACAGTCTAGCAGAATCTCGTAATCATCACAAGGATCGTTCATGAATTGAACGCCTTTTTCTTCGTAGTATTTGGTTACCTTACGGAAGACCTTAGGATACTGATGGTCAAGAGCAACTTGCCCCTCAACAGTGCCACGAAGGATGTTGATATGCTTTTTGAACTTAGTGGTGACAGACATCGTTCTGTTTGTTTACCTTGTTATTATACTCCACCTGATCGCTTTTGGGAAGTTCAGGTGGACGGTCGTTCCAGTGTCTGATGGCATTGGCGACGATCGCAATATTAGTTATGAAATAAGAGATAAAAATAAGGGTGCGGATAACCGCAACCCTATCAGACTCTTTATTATCTCCTGTTGCTTTCTCTCCTAAAGCTTTACACCAAAGTCTCCACATTAGATTTTTTAGATGATGCCAACGAGTTGCGAGGAACCTTGGACTTGAATTCGTCTTTCAAATTATACTGTATTTCGTAGTTCTCAGTCAAGACATAATAACCAGTGAGATCTTTACCATTGTCAGTCCACCCATAAGAGATAACCCGTTCGTTTACATCACGAAGATCAATCTTTTTATCGGTATTGAGATAGTGATTAAAACGCTGGTGAAGGTTGATCATCGTGTTTCGAAGTTGAGTTTACGAACTTTGCGCTTGCGTCTGTTCTCTTGGTATTCTAAGTCGCCCTTGGACAAAACGCTAGAACTCTTAAGACTGTTTTCAGAATTGACCAATACGACTTTACTTAAGTCAGCAGCAGAAACTTTATCCCCGATTACTGTGGTCATGTTCTCGCATCCACAGCACTGAGTTTTGTTCGAGCTGATCAATTCTAGATTGCACATTTTGCATCTGACAGATAACATAATCTAACCTCTTTTTAATATCTTCCAAATCTAATTGGATAGATTTTTTTAATTTCATGGGAAATACTGGATTCGAACCAGTGACTTATTGCTTGTAAGGCAACCACTCTACCGCTGAGTTAATCTCCCTGGCGACTCAGGAGGGACTTGAACCCCCGACCAACTGCTTAGAAGGCAGATGCTCTATCCAACTGAGCTACTGAGTCACGAAAACATAAAAGTGTAATTAACTCTTCGATTTCCAGAACCATGTTTCATTGAAACTTTATTGGTTTCATGGAAGTATTTAGAGTTAAATATAAGAAGACGATTACACGCATAAGGAATAATCGTCTTCTTAGAGTTAGTGTACTCTAGATATTTCCTAATCAACTTGACATCCGTATTATACTCGCGCCAGGTCCATGTCGGAGGCGGTTTAATATCATAAAGAATTAAACCGTTTTTCTCTGGATCTTCTACAGAAGAATCTGGAGTGACCCAGAGATTCACATTATAGCATGCTGGATCAGCATGCGGGGTAACGCCGTTGGCGTTGTTGTCGTAAACGAATGCCCAACCTCTGTCAAAACGACCGAGGAATGGGAACCTCGTTTCCAACCCTGTAATTATAGCAGATAGAAGGGGATGCCGCAAGCGGTCTGGAGAGAAGTTAAGTGAGTAATAGTCTTCGTAGATATCATCTGGATCATCTGCATTGAGAGCATACTCACGCAAGTCATCAATAACATCTGGCAGAAACAAATTATCTACCACATGATACCTTTCCTCTTCAATTATTTTCTTTACGGTATTTGAATGCATATGTAAAACGATGTTCAGAAACTAAAGGAGTTGCTCTATGCAATACCCAAGAAGTAAATTTAACAAGAGTATTTGGAATTGGAGGAATAGCAATGATCTTTTGATCTAGATAGAATTCTGTAGTTCCCCCATCATTTAGTCCATTATACATTTTATTTGCATAAAAAAGAATTGTAATTTGATCTTCATCATCTTCACAATCTTGATGAAAGTTTGCTATTTCTCTAGGAGCAAAACAATTAATATATGCTCTGTATAATTCGTAACTTTCAAGTTCTGGAAACTTATCAAGAACGATACCATTTAGAATGTCAACAATTTCTGTATCTTGTTCACAATCTGGATCCAACTCAGAAACTAATCCAGTTGGTTTAAATTTTTCCTCGTCCGTCTCTCCATAAGTATAAGAAGCATTGTAAGCAAAATTGGATACTTCTCTAAAATCTTCAGGAGATAAAGCTTTATCCACTGCAAGAATGCTTGGTCTTTGTTTTGTCATATTAAATAAGCGGGGTATCGGAATCGAACCGACGACATCTAACTTGGAAGGATAGCGTTCTACCGCTGAACTAACCCCGCGATAGATACATTATAGCACATCTTCTAACTTTCTGACGCGCCAGACCACAGTATATCTATACACATAAGGATGGCGTGGTCCTAGACCCCTGTGAGGAATTTCAGACGGGAAGATAAGAACTCTACCAGGAACATATTCATGTTCCTCTATAACTTCATTGTCTTCATTTACAATTTGAAATTGACCACCCCATTCTTTAGAGTCCCATTTAGTATTCACCATATACATGATGGTGTAATCTCCAGGATCTCCATCAACATGGGATGTACCATCACAAAAAGAGTGTTGTAGGTTGAAATCGATTCTATTTAAAAGAAGAGGAAAGTCAACCTGCTCCTCAATATGAGCGAACATATTAAAGAAACACTCACACTTGGGAGTCCAGTTAACTATATGATTGATCGAACTTCTTTCAAAAAGATTTTCACCAAATAATTTATGAGTGCCATGTTGCCCTGCAGGATAACCAGTACCGTTTGCCTCATTGATAGCAGTTACAGGAAGATGGAGCATAGTCTTCTCAACCTGCACCATATAGTCATAATCAAAAAGGTTATCTAAAATTTGAGCAATCATTAATCACGCTGTCTCCAGTCATCAGGTTTATCTCTTTGGAACCAATCTACAATTTCATCTGCAGATTTAAACCCCGTACTATGGTTGGATGGGTCGGGGTCTCCTAGTCCCATCCTATTCATAAAATCATCCATACTTCCTTCTTGAATATCTCCCGCTGCTTGGCGTCGTGCTTTGTTTAACCAGTCTCTTGCAGTTGTATATGACTTGGCAAGTTTCTCTGCCCAAATCATATCCTCAAGATTCACCTCTTCTTTGTTTGATATCTTCTTACAGATACCTTCAAGACGAAGACGATACTGTGTTGACAGCATACCAGATATGTCCAATCTTTCTAGTATTTAGGACTATATCTGTATCCATTTGGACGGAGAGGTAACAACATTTTCATACTGGTCGTCTACATTTTCTGTAGATGTTACAAAAATATCGTACACAATAGATGCTCTAAACTGTTCACCATAAAAATCTGTGACTCCATGGAGCATAGAAGAAGGAAAGATGATTAAGTCTCCTACTTGAGGATCGATTTTATAATATGAGTATTCATCTCTCAAAGTTACAGGCATAGAATCTAAAACTCCAAGATTACTGAATGCTAGTTCTCCGCCTTCTCCTTCTGTTCTAAGATAATAAACAGCACTAAAGTGTGACCCTCTATGAGTGTGGTGAGAAGTTTTTCCCTCCTGAGAATTACAGACTGTAGTCCATGCCTTTTGAACAAAGATATTATATTCTAAATCAGAGATTTGACTTAGATAGTCTTTCATTGATTGTGAGATTACATAGTTCAACCAGTAAAACTCTTTATTGTGCTGAAGAAGAAAGAACTTTGGTATATCTTGATCTCCAGTTAGTCCACCGTAACCTTCAATATCTTTCTGGTTTTTGTAGTAAAACTCCTCAGCATATCTCATCATACCTTCCATAATATTAGAAGGACAATCAAAATGAGTATGATAAATTGGAATTGAAAATAAGTTTTTGATCATAACGGAGAGTTAGGGATTTGAACCCTAGATGAAGTTACCCCCATACAGCATTTCCAGTGCTGCTCCTTAAACCACTCGGACAACTCTCCAACTCCCCTGGCAAGATTCGAACTTGCGACCCATTGATTAACAGTCAACTGCGCTACCGCTGCGCCACAGAGGAATGAAGGAGCCACATGTCAGATTCGAACTGACGACCTACCGCTTACAAGGCGGTTGCTCTACCACTGAGCTAAAATGGCGTGTGTGATATTTATTTGTTGAAATAATCCTTTCGGTAGTATCTACCGAGGATATTACTATTGTAGTATGCAGGAGTGCCATCTGTCAAGGCACTCGTCAACACATCATGAAGAAATAATTGACGAGTCTCCTCGTAGTTTACCCTTCCTGGGGTTCCGTGGAGAGAAAGAATTTCTCGTGAAAATCCATCCCTACCGCTTTGCCTAATATCTTCTTTAAGCTCTGGACAACTTCCGTAGTATTTCTTCCAGTCACTTTCAATCGTAACTCTTCTTTGTCTATTACTACTGCTAGTTCTAGGCTTTCGTTTTGACCAGAAGTACTTCCTACCAATGTAGGATTTTCCCGTTGCATTATTTGTAATCCTGTAGACAAAACCGAAGTTGTCGCCAATGTCATCAGACTCAAAGTGGTGACCATCGTACATCCAAGGGTTAGGATAGGAGCATGAGCCAGAAGAAGCTCCCCCTTCGCCCTCATTTTTTCTCTCAAGGTCGTCATTCAAATGAATTTCAAAGAACTCTAAGGTATATAGAAGATCTAGATCAACCCTAGCAAAGCGATTCTACTCATAAAAAAGAATCTTGTCAAGCCATTGTAAATGTATTCATCCCAAGAGTGGGAGAAAACCATCCAGTTAAAATATATTTGTCACCCTTTAAAGGAGGATTACCCCTATGAAGATGGGTAAAAGAACCTGGCCAAATCACTGCCATGTTTTTCTTTGGTTTAATTCTAATTCTTTGGTATAAGAATTCAGTTTCTCCACCTTCTTCAACATCATTTAGATAAATCATCCAAGCAACCATTCTGCTAACATCACTATATGACCCATCTTCGCAATGCCAAGTGTGATATCCTTCACTGGGAGAAGTTTTTTGAAGAAGTACAGTTCCCGTAAACCAATCTTTCCTACTTTTAAGATATGGAAATTCTTCAAGATAATTTGCAAATGCATTATTAATTAGAAAATTATTAATGTCTTTTGCTAAAACAGGGTAAAAAGGATCAAGAGTAAACTGTTTATCTTGTAAGTGAGCCGTAACGCTCCTATGATCATAAACTATTTGATTGTTAACCCTATCTAAAAGAAATTCAATGCATTCTTCTGATAAAACATTTTCATAAGTTTTAATAAAATTTTGTTCTTCCATAATTTTAAATAATTTATTTTTATCAAATTGATAGGGTTGTCAACCCCCCTTTAGTATTTTACTTAGAAAGTCTTCTTAAATCGTAACCACCAAGTCTTCTGGTGTCATATCCAGGAGAAGAAACGGAAGAATTTGGTCGATTAGAATTTGTAGGTTTGTTGGTTGCAGGATCGGGTTTATTAGTAGGTCTTGATTGAGTACCAGAATTAGTAGGTTTTGATTGAGTACCAGAATTAGTAGGTCTTGATTTAGTACCAGTTGGATTGGGACCATGTGAAAATTCAGGACCGCGAGCACCAGATCTATTTTCAGCAGCTCTTCTTCTATCTCTGTAATCTTGAACTGGATCTTCACCCAGGAGCTCCTCTACGATGCTTTCGATCTGTTCAGCAGTCAGTTGCTCCATGATCGCCTCAGCGTGCTCTACGCTGTCCATGAGACCGTTCTCATCAAGGTATGTTAGGATGATGTCATAGAGATTAAAATCATCCTTCATCCAACGGGGAACAGTGTCATCCTTTTTGGATGCCATTTCTTTGCGAGCCTTTTCGTTGTTCTCATGACGCTTCTTCATATTTGTTTCCAAATACGAATCATCATCATCCTTTTCTTTTTTGTACTCGGGATGATCGTCTACGCTATGCCCACGCTTCTTCTCAAGGCGTTCCTTTCTCTCTTCAGTTCCCTTCTCGGGATCTTTGTCGCGGATACCCTCCAATTGGAGTTCTTCACCTTGAAGCGCCTTCTTGCGTTGATGTAGTCTATCTACTAATGTACCACCATTACCCTGTCCAGATTCCGCTGCTTTCTTCTGCTTTGTCAGGTTCCTCACCAAACCAAGACCAGCGGCACCGATACCCAGTGCAGCACCAGCAGCAAGTGCAGGAGCGATCTCATCGATCTGTTCACCCTCTGCTTCGTAGTGTGCTTTAAGATCTCCAGGAGCTTTGATCTCTTTGGGTTTGCCAGTCTTGGGGTCGGTAATCATTTTGATTCTAGACTTGCCAGTGGCAGGATCTTCCCAAGGATTCAGAGTTCCTTTTACGGGAGGGAATCCTTCTACCAGTTCACCATCAACTTCATAAGAATTCTTAAGGGTACTACCAGGCATTCCATCCATCTGGGGATTCCTACCCTTGTAAGTCATCTTAGACTTAGGAGGATTGGCACTCATCAGAGGATTAGGTGTCATGCCAGATCTTCTGCCATAGTTAGCACCAAAGTTTGCCTTGAACTTAGTTTGTCCAAGAGTCTCTGCTTCTCTGGTAGCAGCAGATGCTGCTTTAGTGTCTCCTGCATTTGCTGCAGACTTTGCCTTTGCCTGTAGTGCCTTGTAGTCAGCGTTAGGGTCGGGTTTAGGTGCAACAGGTTTAGCAGCAACAGGTTGTTTAACAGGTTGTTTAACAGGTTGTTTAACAGGAGCAAATGGATCTTCTCTTGGTTTATCCGCCTTTGGAATAGTTACCTTAGTAGGTTCTACTTTAGCAGCAGGTCTTGGTGGTGTATAAGGTTCAGCAACTCTGGGGAGTGGTCCCACACCAGTTTTTTGTGCTTGTTTATCCAAGAAAGGTTTCAGGTTAATTTCTTTAGCCTTTTTAGGGTTGTTGTTTAACCAGCTACTAAGATCAACAAATTCTGCGATTGCTCTGGCTTGCTTCTTCTCAGCGGTGTGAAGGTCCTCATAGATGCGAGGGTTAACTGCCTGCAGGGCAGCACGGAACTCGTGCCCTACAACCTCTTTGGGGAGTGCTTCGATGATGTTATCCAGGAGTCTGCTGCTCTCGTATCCTTCGCCAATCAGAACTTCAGCAATGGCACGATACTGTTCAGCATAGACAGGGTTCATTGCCTGCAGTCTCTTCAGGTAGAAGGACTCGCATGTGCATTTGTCTACTTTCTTTTTATCGACTTTCTTCCCTTCGGGATTGTCGTCTTTTCTATTCCAGTCCTTAACTTCTTCCTCGGACTTCTTGCCTTCGGCAATCCGAGAATAAGCTTCAGCGAGGTTGTTGATATGAGAGGGAAGCATCTTACTTAGACAGACTCCAGTAGAAGTATTTATATCCATGCAAAAAGAAGACCTCCCTGATAGTTGCCAGGGAAGTCTTCTGCGCCGACGATATTCAGTTCTATTTAGAATACTTAAACTTCATTGCCTGCATCATCCATGCCTGGGAGAGAGACTTTGGTCCTTCTTTGAGGACCTTAAGCACTCTCTCATCAGTCTCAGATTGCAATGCTTTTGTTTTCCAATCAGAGTTTGCCACCGACTACACCTTCATGTTTTGTAGATTCAACACCATCCCAACCATCCTGTAGTCCCTTCAAATAAAAACGAGTCATTCTAATGACAACATCTTTATCTAATCCAGTAACTAATCCTTTACCATCCTTGTTAAAGGACTCCCAAGACTTCCACTTCTTTTGCTCAACACGAAAGCAATCATCGATCCACTCATATTCAATCATAGTTTATTATTTTTAATTGGCCAAGTTAATTCCAGTGTTGTTGTCAACAAAAGAATGAATGCAAAAACAAATAAATGTGCCATCACATGAAAAATGTTTTAAAAACGCTGACAGATTTTGAAGCATACATGAAATAATAAAGTGATAAATCCTCTTCGGATAAATTAGGAAGAGGTAGATCAAATCTAGATTTCAATTCATTATACACCAACAAATTAGAAACATACATTCCTACTTGTTGAGATCTAATATTGGAACCTCTAGCAATGATTTGTTCTAAGGTCCAGAACCATAAAGTATCGCATTCAATTTTTTCACAAATTTTCGAAGTATTTTGTAGCAGCAGATATTCATTTCTGCACTCTTCTTCGTAATGATCTAGAAGTAAAGTATCACACTTACCTTCATAATCATGTACATCAGAATGGATCACTTCAACATTATCAAAAAAAGAAGGATTGATATATCTATGATATTCAATGACTTCTTTATTTTTTTCAATAACTGTTACCTTAGTAACCTCTTTTTTATTTAAGATCCAGTTCTCTCTTACCCCCAGACCCAAACCAGTACATATACAATGTCCTTTTGCTAGATCATAATGCGAATATAATTCAAAGGCTTGATCATGATCTTTATTTCTATAAGACATCCACTCCTCACCATTTAAAGAGAGTTGGAAACAGTCATCGATAGAATTATATGTAACTTCGAATCCATCCCTCTTGTATGGTTTTAATTTTGGGGGAGTATAATTTAATTGGTTGAGAAGACGAATCATGAACTACAATTGAAATCCTGCAAAAGTGTCTTTCTCGACATCTTGTTTGATGCCACCGACAATATAGGACTCGACTTCGGTCTCTTGGGGAGCAACCTGAAGACCTTTGGAGGAGATCCAGTGTTGTGTCCAGGGGAGAGGATTATTTTTGGCAGAGATATCATAAAGAGGTTTCATCCCAATGGCTTTCATACGACGATTGGCGATCCATTCGACATACTGGCACAGAAGTTTTTCATTCAGACCAATCATGGATCCATCTTTGAACAAATATTCCGCCCACTGCTTCTCCTGATTAACTGCATGCTGGAAGGTTTGAATCAACCAGGATTCTTCCTCCTTAGCAATTTGCTGCATGTCTGGGTCATCGCCCTCAATCCATTTGTTGATGATGTTTTGAGTAATGACAAGGTGCTGATTTTCGTCTCTTGCGATGAGAGAGATAATTTTAGCGGATCCTTCCATAAGCTTGAGTTCACCAAACGCAAACGAGCAAGCGAACGAGACATAAAACCTGATGCCTTCGAGAATGTTGACATTGGCTACAGCACGGAAAAGTTTTCTCTTAAGTTCATAACGATTTTCTTTGAAGGTGCCTGCACCTTCTTGTGCATACTTCCAGTCATCACTAACACCATACTGCTGTGCAGCATTAATGAAGTCATCATATGCCTGGGTGATAGCACTTGCCCTCTCAAGAATTCTCTGGTCCTCAATAATAGTATCAAAGACTTCTGAAGGGTCACTGTAAACATTTTTGATGATGTATGTGTATGAGCGACTATGGATCATTTCCATAAACTGCCACACATTCATACATGCTTCCAATTCAGGAAGGGAACAGTATGGAGTAAACGCCATACCAGGACCACGACCCTGAATAGAGTCTAGCATAACCTGATACTTTAGGTTGCTAGTAAAGATATGTTTTTGTTCTGGACGAAGTGTATGATAGTCAGAACGATCTTTTTGTAGGGAAACCTCCTCTGGTCTCCAAAAATAACCCAACTGTTGCTGGGTCAATTTGTCAAAGATAGGATACTTGTATGAATCGTATCTCTGAATGCTAAGGGGAGATCCAAAAAACATTGGTTGTTTTTTAGGATCTGTGGCGTTTGTGTTGAATACAGTCATTCCTTCAATAACTGTTTCTTTTTCTTTAGTCCTAAATTGCACAGGCGTCACACTCCTCTTGCTTGCTAAGATTATTGAGTAGGTTTTCTAGAACCGATTCTGTTTTTTGATCTTCTACTTCATCCGTTTTGTTGTCGTAAGTATTTTGGTAGTAGGATGTCTTCCACCCGTACTTATATGTAGTCAGAAGATCATTTGCCATGACAGAGACTGGCACTTCATTATCACTATAGTTCTCAGGATTGTAACTCCAGTTTCCAGAGATTGCCTGGTCAAAGAACTTTTGCATCAAGGCAACAATCTTGATATAACCTTCATTCGACGGCATATCCCAAAGAAGCGTGTAGTGATGTTTGAGAGAATTGTATTGGGGGACAATCTGCTTAAGAGGTCCTTTCTTGGACTTCTTAGTGGACAGGAATCCACGAGGAGGTTCGATTCCATTGGTAGCGTTTGACACAACGGAACTGCTCTCCGAAGGCATTTGTGCGGACAAAGTGCTGTTCCTGAGTCCGTAGGATACGATAGATTCTCTAAGAGCCTCCCAATCATAGTTTAACTTATGCGGTACGATTCCGTCAACATCCTTCTTGTATGTATCAATCGGAAGAATACCTGAAGAATACTTGGTACGATCAAAGTAACCGCAAGGTCCAAGTTCCTTAGCAAGTTGATTGGATGCCTTTAGCAGATAATACTGAAACGCCTCTGTAAGGTCGTGTACGAGTTGATGTGCCTCTTGATCATTATAACCCACCCGATGCTTCGCAAGGTAGTGTGCAAGACCAATATAACCCACACCCAGAGAACGACGATTCTTGGTGCCTACCTCTGCTGCCTTAACGGGATATCCTTGGAAATCGATAAGGGCATCCAGACCACGCACAGAGAGGTCACAGAGTTCTTCCAGTTCGTCCAGGTGACGAATCTTACCGACATTGATAGCAGACAGAATGCACAGAGCAATCTCACCTTCACCATCAATGTGCTGAAGAGGTTTGGTAGGCAGAGTAATCTCTTGGCAGAGGTTGCTCATCTCAACCTTATCCTTGAAGGAAGAGTGAGAGTTACAGTGGTCGATGTTCATAATGTACAGACGACCAGTCTCTGCTCTCTCTTTCAGCAGATTCAGGAAAAGTTCTTGTGCTGAAACAGACTGTCTTGGAATAGACTTATCTGATTCATAACCCACATAAAGCTCGTCAAATCTATCAGTACCAAAAGCATCATACAGACCAGGAACATCGTGCGGACTGAAGAGGGAAATTGACTCGTTCTTGATGAAACGCTCATAGAAGAGTTTGGTGATTTGAATACTGTAGTCTAAACGACGAACACGGTTATCTTCGGTTCCTTTATTATTTTTTAGTACGATGATGTCTTGGATTTCTTTGTGCCAGATTGGGAAGTGGACAGTCGCTGATCCACCTCTGATGCCATTTTGAGTGCAGCATCTGACAGTTGCTTCAAACTTTTTGAG